GCCTACGTTAAGCAAGATGCCCGTCTCTGCATCACCAACCCGACTAGCAAGCCTATCAACAGCGTCTATTAAAATCTGCGTTGCTATCTTAACGTCCCAATTATCATTATCAAGCTTTGTAGCCGCATCAGCCAGCATCCCAAAGTGATGGTCGCCGACAATATAGGTGGCGAGATAATCGGCGTTGTTTTTCTTGGGCGCTTTAACCGGAGACTTAAAGCCAGTTAGGTCGTCTTGCATACCTTCAAGCATCGCGTCCAGCTTCTGCTTCATGCTGCGCTTTTCAGGCTCTTGGATAACCCACTGCAAGGCAACCGATCCGTCTTCCTTGTAAGCAGTAGAGACTCGCTTGGCTTCAAAGCCTTCCATTGTTTCTCGGTCTACGCTCTTATGGGGCGCAACAGCTTTTGATGCCGCTTTAGCTTCAATCCTTTTAAGCATTGTATCAACGGTTCTTCGACCACATCCCAAAGCTTTTGCAGCCTTGTTATTAGAGCCGTATTCAATTACAGCTTGGATTACCTCAACCTGCCTTTCGTTACTTGCAAACCTTAATAACTCTTGCGGACTCATCTTAGCCATTGTTATTCCTCTTGTTTTCGCTTCAGCGCGGTGTACTCATTGTACTGCGGTAAGGATAATAATACATCCTTTTCAGCAGCCCATGCGTAGACCTGATCCATGAAGAAACACATTTCACCCTTCTTCTTTGGCAGTGGCATTACCTGATCAGAATATGTCTCCTTCCCTATTGAGATTGAATGAGTGCCAAGAAACATACTCTTCATCATAAACTTCATGCCTTCTTCGGTGGCATTGGGAACCTTCTTCAAAAAGACTTCCGACATCTCCCTGCACCAGATATGGAACAGGGCATTCTGACCAAGTGATCGCGGGTCATCGTAAGGCTCAAACTTGATAACAAGTGGCGTTGAATAATCCCAGCTCTCCACCCTCTTTAGCAGAAAAGGCAGTTGTGTCTCTACCGCCTTCTTGCTGTTGATTCTAACGTGATCGCCTTGGCTCATAACTTAACCCTCAGCCACTTATCTGAAAGCTTCATGTCAGGAGTTTCTAGCCGATCATAAAGCCCCTCTCTGCCACTGTTGTTCCCACCGAAGGCCACCTGAGTTGGCCTAACTTCCTTGTCGGTGATAGCGCACTTTTGCTTCATTCTGCTATGCATTGTTTTATCATTCACGCCGATGATTAAACCAATCTCAGCAAGCGTATATTTAGCGCCAGTAACTAGCTTTTCGTGCTTTCCTTCAAAGGCATACTGGATAGGCTTCTTGCCAGCACTGCGCGGCTCATAGGTTCTCTTAGGCATTCCGTAAAACTCCGTCAAAGTAAAAGCCACGGGTACTCAGGTAATGTTCTTTCATCATCTGAGCGTCTTGAGGGTCTAGCCAAGTAACGTCTGTTAGCTGCATATCAAGCGTAAGCGACTTAATACTGACTGGCGCTGCGGTTATCCCTTGAGGGTCTAGCTTTGCTGCCTGCTTACCTATAACGGCTGGACTGCTACCACCTCGGTCTTGTGATCGTGATAGCCAGCTATTTACAAAGCGTTTAATGCCTGCTTTGGTTTTTCGCTTCTTAGGGTTAGCGTCAAGCCAAGATTCCATTGCTCTTAGCTCTTGGAAGACATCGACTGCTGGATAGGCTTTAGCCCATGCGATCATGTCCGTGTCTTCAGGCTCCCAACGTTCTCCAGTATTAAGAATCATTCTTCACCCCCATCGAATATTCAGATACATGGCACTTCTCACCGTATCGGTTAGTCACTGGAACCATTCGGCTAGTAATCTTATGGCCTTGCTTCTTCAAGTTACTGATCCGCGAAGCCAGCCTAAAGATACCAAGTTCATTCAAGGCTTGAATGCTGGTAATAGTTGGGTTGATAGATAGGTAATCGAGTAATCTTTCTTCTTGTTTCATTGGTGAACCTCCTACAGTTCTAGTTTAATCGTAATTCCAGCCTGACAGCTTCTGGTGTATTTCAAGCATTGACTGGAAATCAATATCGCAATATTTGCCCATAACTTCAACCCTGACACCTTCGTCATCAAATGATTCGCAATCAGGATCAAACCAGATTAAGCCATCATCGCCATCAGTATAAAAGCAACCAACGCCGCCATCTGATATGTAAGTCTTGTAATCAGGCTGAAAAGAACTAATCCAATCTATAAAATCTGAATTAGTCATTCCTAATAATTCACTTGCTGTCTCTATATGATCCATTCTCTTTCCCCTAAGCTCGGCAAGCCTCGCCAAGTGTTTCATTAAATAAGTTTTTATGCATATTGTTTACTAAAATATACATTTCCTATAGATGTTATAAACCCTTTTACTTCGAAAAGTAAAATTTAAGAACTAAGGGCTAAAGCGACTTAGCGGTTAAAACAAATGCTTGTATCGTATATCCAAACTATTCACAGCTAAAAACCGATTTAACTGTAAGGCTCTGTAGAGAGGGTCAACCCTGTATCTGTCGTTTAATTTAAGGAACCGACAGCCTAAAGCCCAAGCACTGTTTGCAATATAAGAAAGGAGTTTGTGTAGACGCTATAAGATCATATAGCTATAATTACCTTTCTTATTCTTCGCACAATAAGTATAAGCCTTCCCAAGGCTTAAAGTAAAGCCCCCTCGTAAAACAGGGGGTTTTTTACTATCTATCACACAGCCTACAAAACTGATCAATCGTTAAATCAAATATCTCACACAAGCCCTGCACCGTGTGTAGCTTCATATTCTCTTGTTTACGCCACTGAAACACGCGCTGGCGGCTTACGTTCATTAGCTCGGCAACCTTACTACTGTTGATGCTGTTAAGCTCCTGAGCTACCCGAAGGCACTTTCCTGCATTTGTCATATCGACTTCCTATGTTATCCTAGTTAGGCAAGGTTCCCCTGCCTTGTAAACTCCTATGGTTTCCCCCCGAAAGCACTTGTGCCGTAGGGGGGTTTTTTACCTTAGAACGGTATATCTTCATCAAACTCTTCAACGCTTACACCACCCTTGTCAACTGCGGCGCTTTGCTGCTGCATAGGCTGGCCACCATCACTCCAGAACACTTTTGAATTACCGACAAAATCTAACTTGGTGTTTTCTTTTGTCTCGTCCTTTTTCAGCGCCATCTTAATGCCGCCGCTGTTTCCGTACTGGTCAAGCTCTAGCAGGTCAACAAAGACGGTTAGGTCAGCATAGGTGCCATTCTTGCCCGTTACAAAACGGCTTTTATCTAACTTACTAAGGTTGATATTTAACGCGATTCCTACAGTTTTCATTGGTGTTTCTCCACTTGGTTTAAAATAACATTAACGGCCTTATCTACTTCAATGGCCAAAGCTTCGATGAACTGGTCATCTCTTTCTACCCTCACTAAAACGTGAGACATTTCTGGGTGATATAAAAACAACTCCCACCACTGACGATTGCAGACCCACATACAACCCTGAAGCTGATGGTAGTATCTCTTAACGGCTATCTGGGGATCTCTCAAATAGCCAGCGTGAGTACCTTGCGCAGCGCACTTAATTTCTAAGCCACCGCCCTCAATCAAACCGTCTGGACTACAGCCAAACTCTTCAGAGTCATCAAGAATAAACCCATGCTCTGTAACCGTGTTGCCCGATATAAACTCATAAGCTTCACGCGCTTCTGGTTCTAACTCATTACCGCGTGCCATATGATCATTGGTGTAAAACGGCTCAGACTTACCAGTAAGGCGCTCCGCTACAAGCAGGTCGATGTACTTGTCAGCAGATGATGACGGCTTACCAGTGGCTGTAATCAGCTTAGAAAAGTTACTGGCAGACGGCTTGCCCAATCGAGCAGCAAGCCATTCTTCCGTTCCCTGTTCGTGATCTAAGATAATCATTTCTTAGCTTCAAGCGCGGCAACAGCGCGATCAAAGTGCATCGCTAGAATCTGGTCAACAGAACGCACCTTCATCCACTTGCAGAATTTCTCGCTGTCAGCACCAGTCTCGTCAAGTAATTTCTTGATGGCTATGATCTGCTCATCAGAGATAATCTTCTTATCATCACCGCGCAGCATTGCAGATTCTGCGTCATCGTCTGCCGTAGGGATTCCCGCGATAGAAGATAAAGATACACGGCGCGCATACGTCAGGGAGCTTGAAGCCGCCTGTGGGTCACGCTTAACCACTGGCAAAGTAAATTGACCTTCTAGCCATTGCCCAGAGGCGTGCATTAGCCTTGTGCAAACTCCCATTCCATTTTCATCGGTGACTGGGAACTGGGTATAGCTTAGGCCGTTATCAGCAAAGGGTTGCTTGATAGCCTTGATTACAGAAGTTAAGTCGGCATAACTAGACTTAAAGAAAGGGTTAGAACTGTCTTTAACAGCGCCACCCATCTGAGATTGCGCTTTGCATAGAGCTGCT